CGTAAACATCAGACACGACACCCTCAATGCTCAATGTGAGTGGGTTTCTGATAATGTGGTCATTGATGTGGGTGCCGTCTTCTAAGTAGATTGTCGGCACGTCACGGGATAGCTTGACAACTTCTTTTAGTATAGCAGATGTTATAAAGCCGCCAATGCCCACGGGTTCGGCTGCGTCGTTTTTAAACTGCCCATCTATATAGTCGCGTATGATTGCCATCAGATACCGCCTCGATCAACCTGGGTTTGTGCATCTTCCATCTGCCGCTGCAACTGGTCTGCCGTTACCTGCCCTGCTTTTGCGGGATCGGATGTTCTGACGTCAATCCTAACGTCCTGACTCACGCTGCGGTTGCTCTGCATCATGGCTTGAGCGCCGCCGCCGGGCCTCATGCTGGCGTCCACTCCGCCGCCGGGTTTTGCGGTTTCAGAGTCGCCACCATCACCGCCGATCAGATTCTTAACCCAATCCGGCAGAACGCCCATAGCGGCCTCACGAGCCCACTCGAACACGCCGCCAAACATAACCATAAACGCCTCTCTGATAGAGTCGATCCAGATCATAAAGCCGCTTGTGAGGTCGTCTAGCCCTTCCTTAAAGTTGCCCGTTAGAATGTTTCCGATGCCTGAGAAAATGCCTCCTATGCCTGCAACAAAGCCAGTGACAAGCGTTTTCACGGATTCGATCATGTTGTTAAAGCCTTCAACGATGCCTTGTAATACCGGCTGAATATCCCACCCAAAGAACTCTTGAAAGAAGTCGGCAATAACAGATTCCCCGCCATTGAAAGCCACAATCAGGTCATCAATTATCAGGATAGCGATACCAATCAGCGCAGCAATGGCGACGATAGGCCAGGTTGCAGCAAAAACTGCCGCCGCCCAAGTTGATGTTGCAACTGCCAAGCCCACAAACACACCAATCCCTACTGCCAATATCGGCCATGTTCGTTTTAACAAGCCGCCGAACTCCATGAGCGTGTCCATGCCGGATTTTACCCCGTCAATAATCCAATCCTTGTTTACGCTCAACAGCTCTGTAAACCAGTCCGTCATGCGCTCGAGTTCCGGGCCTAAACCCACTGCAAGCAACCGCCGAACTCCGTCCATTGCATAGCGCATGTTGGTCATTGAGTCGTTGTATTTTTGTGCGAATTTGATTTGTTTTTCTGTGAGTATGCCGTACTCTCGCGCGCGTCCTGATAGCATTTTCATTTCTTCAGATGTGCGCCCGAGCATGGTAATTAGAGATGGATCAATGCCTAGTTTTTCGGCGAATGATACTTGTTCTGACCGTGACAGTCCGAGCTGGTCAAAGCGTGCCCCAACTTCGGCAAGTACGGTGTCGGTGTCTTTTACTGCGCCGTTGGCTTTGCGGACTGATATTCCGAGACGTGCAAAGTCTTCACTACCCTGTTGAGCCGCTTCGCCTATTTTTTGCGCAAGCCCGCCCATGGAGGATGATAATGCGGCAGCACTGGAGTTGCTAACGTCAGCAATATACTGGAGCTCCTGCAATCGCTCAACTGATACGCCGGTTTCAGCGGATAGGTTGATTAGGGATTGCTCTGCCCCCAGAACATCAGTAGCCCAACTCGCAACGGCTGCCCCTGACGCAGCAAGGGCGGCAGTCATGCCCGCAAGCAAACCAACGCCCTTTGTTAATGAGGCGTTGTACTTGTTGAGGGGAGCTTCCGACCCCCGGAACTTAAATTCTGTGATGAGTTCTGTGACGGCTGCCATGGTCTACCTCTTCTTTTCCGCTTTCCACTGGATATGACGCTCAATGGCGTTACCAATGGCCTCATACTCTAAAGCATCCAAAAATAAATCAGTATCCCATTCCTGGATCTCTCTAGGTGTCCCGTACCCCTGTTTCGCTAGATACAACACCGCCATAGTGTGGTCATCCAGGTTAGTGATAGCAACATAATCAGTGTCAACAGCGGGGGTATATACATTTAGCCGCCACTGATCCCGGACAAAAAAGGGTAGCTGATTGCCCCCATCATGGTCTGCACAAACAGCATGTAGTCTCCCGGATATTCGTCCCAATGGTCTTTTTTACGGCTGAGCAAATCACCTTCAAAAGTCACGCAGTTGTTAATGACTTTCTCAACCTCTGCCCATTCGGGAGACACAAGAAACCATAAATCCCCGCGCTGTAAGTCGTTTTGAATGTGGGTAAAAAAAGCAAACACCTTGCGGCGCTTGATGTGGGTGAGGTTGGTGAGGTGATACTCACGCCCGTTTATTTCCGCACATCTATCTTCATGCACGGCTTGCATCATGTCTTTTGCTTTGTCTGCGTCGCTCATTGCGTGACCCTCTGGGGCGGCAGGGCTCACGGTTGAGCCTTTCCGGATGCTATCCTAGCCGCTCAACTGTGGATTAAAGATTGCGGCTTGCTTCGCGGAACTGGATTACATACTCCATCAGCGCATTGCCGTCCGTGTCGTTTTGTGTGTCGGTCGGTTGAGTTGTAAAACTCCCGCCCTCCAGAAGCCAAGATTGCTCTGAGTCCTGCCCATCGCGACTATAGGCTGTTTTTGCCGAGCCGTTAATAATAGCCGGGGGGGATTCACGGAGCAGGGTGTTGAGGAACGAGTCAGACTCACTGTACTTCTGCACCCTGACTGTCAGGTCATGGATCCCACGATCCGAACGCTCGTTGATATTGATACCGCCATTAATTGCGTTGTTACGCCCAGTTGCTGGGTTTGCAGGGGCGAGGGTGATAGTATCTCCCGCCGGTGTATCGGTAATCGCGGTGCCGTTTAGCACAAGTGTAGTAGCGTCAGCCGCTAAAGTGATAATTGCCATTTTTATTCTCTCCTGTATTACCTATTAACAAAAACGAGCAAATCCACCGAATGTACAGCTCCCGCCATTTTGACAGCACCCTGAATAACCGGTGATTCTCGATTCTCACGGCTTGATTGTGTTTGTTCTGCCAGACTGCCCGCCAGCCAGTAAAACCCATTGTCAAGGATATTCTGCTCAAACTTCTCACGGTTGCCGAAATAATCAGGGCTTGACCATGTACCAGGTGCAAACACTCCCGCTCGCACAAACTGCCGTGACGTTTTCTCGGTCTGGTCAATAAGCTGAGCGATGCCGCGTTTCGTTTGCGGGATTTTGGTCGCCGTCAACTTGAGCAGGTTATACATGCCGATTTGCAGATAATCTACAAAGGCAATCAGGTTGTAACGCTCATCCACAAAGTTGTTGGCACCGCTAGTCAATACGCAGGGGGTGAGCTTGATTGTGGTGTAAATATCAAGCCCAACTGTTTTAGCTGCTGTAACCTCGGTTTGCGTGTATTCCTCAGCCGCCACCGAAAGCTCTTTGAGGTGCATGGTTAATGCTGAGTTTTCAGCGCCGAAGTTGACGGTATGCGCTCTGCCCATATAGCTCGCTGCCAGCTTCCGGTTCCCGGTTTTGCTGTACAGCATCCTGTAGTTAGTGAGGCTGGATAATTTAATATCCCAAACGACATTAGCCGGATCCACGTTGAGATTATCCGGGCTGTCGAAAACGTCATACATTAAGACGCTGTTAGCCTGCGCCCACTCTGCCAGGTCTTTTGATTCCAGGTCGGTGGGATTGTCGATAAACATCGCACCACGGAATTTAACCTGACCGGCAAGCTCAGTAATTGCTGCGAGTTTTGTTTCGGCTAGTAGTGTATCCGCCGCAGCTCCCTGGGTAAGATACCCACCGGAACCAGCGGAAAGCGCAAGGATGTTGCCGACGAAAGTGCCGGTGCCTGGATCAGTTGCAAAAGTAATCTCACTCAATGCCCCGGTGGTTGCGCTGGTGATAACAATCTTCTGGTCGTCTTCCGTTGCCGTGCCGCCGACCAGTGCCGCATCAATCACCCCAACAATACCGGCAAAATCCGTTACGCTCTGGAAGTTTAGCCCGGTAAGGCTTTCAGCGACCGCGTCAATCGTGATGTCCATGGTGCCATCGGAGATTGACTGCATCTGCGATACTACCGTTGCCTCTGATAGCTGGATACCCGTCACGCTGGCCGCCGTTGCATCCGTGGACTCATCAGCACCGCGCCAGTAGCCCATGACCAAGAATCCGCCCGCGTTGGTTGCGTTAGGGCTAGTGCCAAAAAATGACAGCGCAAAATCGTATGCTTGCGACGCTGTCCCGAAATCATCTGCCACGGCTGCCGAGTCTGCATAAATCCGATAGCGGCTGGCGGATGAAAGCGGCCCGTCCTGCTGGCTGGTCAGCATGGTTACGACGTTTGGATTATCCACAAGCGCAAGTTGCCCGCCCTCCAACAGCGTTACTGTGACCACGTTTTTAATACTAACGCTCATTTGTAAACTCCTCTATTATGTTGTTTTCAGTCCACAATTCCATGCGTGCCGTGTCGATGCATAACACATCAACCAGGGCGCTGACTCCGAACTGCACGTTTAAACCTATCTCGTAGCGGTTGCCGTATTGCATCCCCGCTATGATTTTCACGTCTGTTAGTGTGCTAGCTTGGTATACCCCAATCCCCATGGTGCGCTGTAGCTCGTATGAGGCCTGGGAACTGATAAGTAATACAAACCTGGTGGCGTTGTCCCATGCGTTGTTACCGTAAAAGCTCAAGGTGACGGGAACCTGCCATTGCTGCGCGTGGGTCATAACCTCTGTTGTGCCGTCGTAACTCTCACCCGTTGCCTGCCTGACCGCCGACCCTAGAGCATCAACGCCGATATAATCCGTGGTAAAATCTGTTATATCCTCCCCGATGCGTCCAATTTTTATCAGGCTTTCATCATGGGGGAGCAGGTCACGGATAAACATTGCCGTGAGTCTCAGAGGCTCGGTCATGCTGTCACCACCGGTCGCTTGGTTTCGACAGCCACTACTTCATAAAATCCATATCCCCGCCATGCGCTTTTCTGCTTCACGATATAGTCACGTCCATCATACTGTATTAGCTCGTCAATCTCCAGGGGAAGTATACTGTGAACCAGTATATATTCGAGCGACCAATCAATGGTGTCGAGGTTTATCTTTTCTTTTTCCGCAACTTGAACAACGCAAGCCTGAACTCGTGCTGTCACCGTTTCGGTCTGCACAAAATCAATCGTGGTTGTGGAAACTGTTTTGACGGTCACATCCTGCTCAAACCCAATTAAAACGTCTGACATATCAGGCAACATCATATACCCCTGACCACATACGTAATTGAGTTGCGGAGGGTGCCCGTGTCAATCAGCACCTGGTTTGACCCTTTAGCGTCTTTTGTTTTCTGCGATATGTCAGGCCAAGCCCCGTACCCGCGCGAGGTAAATGCTCCCTTTGAAATGTCAACCGCTTGTACACCTATCAACCCTAGGGCGCGTTCTGCTTTTTTGCCTCGCTCGAATACGTCCGACCACTGCAAAGCAATAGCATCATTCATATCATCTTTTTTTTCCTGAAACGGAACCCGGAGAAATGAGCGCCAGGGAACGCCTGCGCCGTACTCGTGTGATGCCCCTACAGAGATAACAGTTTCTCCATCCCCGTAAACCTTTGAACCTACCTTCTCTTTTGGCAAACCCACAGCCACAACGCCACGCTGAGCTTTGGCGATATTCTGCGCCATCTCTTTTGTGTGTTCCAACATTTGTTGTGGTGTCAGTATAGCCATTAGACGAAACGCCCTCCCATGCCTCGGTTAGCAGTGAGGATTAAATACCGTGCCCCGTAGCGTGTGGTTTTGAACCAGGCGTCACGCTCGGAAGTAGCAGCATATCCTGCCGCGTAACTAACCGATACGCTCCCCACGCTTTTAGACTGTTCAACCTTCGGGTTGCCTGCTCCCGCTTGAGTTTCCACGGTGACTAGGTGTCCGAGTAGGTTTAAGACGATTTCAACCCCCGCTCCCTCGTATCCGCCGCCGTAATAGTGCGGATATACACCCTCAAGTATGGGGATATATTGCTCTACTGCAGCAGCGTCAAACTCGGGGAAACGTAAGTAAAA